AGTAAACAAAAAAACTTCTTTTACCCATCCAAAACACACCTGCATCTACGCTACTTGCTGCTTTTGCAGATATTAGTCCACATGATGTTCCAACTCTTTCTAAATTATAAACAAATGGTGGCCCTGCATAAGTAAGGGTGTGACAATCTTCAGAAGTTAAAATTACTGATTGTCCTCTTGTTCTTAAACCAGCCAAAATTATTCCGTTGGTTTGCACACGCAAATCACCAGCTTGGTTTGTTGCTGCTGCTGTCCATACAGTATTATTTTCAAAATCACTCCATTGGATTTTTCTTGGATCACCACCACCACCAAAACAAACAACAAACCTTTCTTCTGTCACCATAAAGCCAGAACATCCTGTAGGTGAATTAGATACTTGGGCTGCATTGTTAGAAGCGTTCAATTGCCACTCATAAAGCTTACCATCGGCTGGAGACATGGCTAATAAATATTCACCCCAATTATCCAGTGACCACGTTGTAGCTGGTAATAGTGTTTCTCCGTCTTGGCGTGGTTCTCCGTATTCCTCACGGCCATAAAACGCACCGCCAAATCCAGTATTTACACCTGCGTCAACGCGACCAGCAGTTAGGCCAGCAGGGGTTATGTCCGTTGTTGTTCCACTGGCATTTACGACATACAGTTTATTATGAGTTCCAGCACTGAGATACCTATTTCCTAAATTATCTTCCCACGCCATCATAGAACGTGCTGTGCCATTTAAATTAACAGACTGCCTTTGACGCCAACCACCTACTGGACGTAGTGCGTCTTCATGCCACCTAACAAGGTTAACATCACGCCACCTACCTTGTGACATATATTCTGTACCATTTCTATATGCACCTTTTGGAATATTTAAAGGTATAAGAGGCATAAATTTTATTCCTCTTTTTTACGGCGCAGTAGGCCAATCATCATCTTGTAAATTAGGCCAATTACTGTGAGAAGTAATATCACGCAAAGCTTGTCTATAAGTAGTCATTTCACTGGACATTGTAACGTCTGACAATGCGTAAAAGTCCGTTTGCGAAAGTTTATAGTTTCTTTCTGTTCTATTATTGGCGGCTATCTCTGCGTCATATTCAGCCACTTGCTCATCTGTCTTAGCGTGAACTGTATACGAAATTGTCCATGCACCATCCACTAATGACGGTTTTTCATCTTGCTCTAGATACTGCGTTCTCTGAGTATAACTTGGTGGATCTGCATACGTTACTGGTAATACTCCGTAAGATGCAAATTCTTCATCTGACACATTTCTATTAAAAGACGTATTAGGATTATCTTCTTTTAAATTTTGTATTGTGTATGGGTATGTATCTACCGCCCCATCAACTATTTTAACGTGCATTTTTTTCTCCTAAATTATAAACTTGTTAACGCCACACCACTTGCAAAACTTGCTGTGCGAGAACTCCAATAAGCATCTTGTGTGACTATACCAGGGAAGCCAACTCCCTGATTTCCACTATACATGGTACTAATTCCACTGCTGTTTGCATAACTTTGAATAGTATAACTAGATGTAACATTTGTTATAGTAGTGGTCGCGCCAGCAACAGATAATTTAGCTCCTACCTTACCAGAACTTGATAATTCTGGAATGTCTGTAAAAAGCATATTTGCAACAATCATTTCTGTCCTGCTAGAAGCAGATTTGTATTCAAAAGCAAGACTAAGTAAATCTGTTTCTCCTAAAAAATTGTTTGGACCTGGGACCATTTGGAAATTTGAAAGTTGTCTTGTACCTCCTTGCGTATTCCAAACTTTATAAGTGCTACTAGAAGTAGGATTACTTGCCAACATTCTAATAATGTACATTGCGCCAGTTGAATTGTTTTGGTAGTACCCCATTAAATAAATGTATCCATTTAAGAAAACCATAGGATAGCAAAATTGAGTTCTACTACCACCAGGAAGAGAAACTTGATATAAAGTTATCGTACCGTTTGAATAATTCCACTTCACCAATGTCATACTGTCACTGTCGAACATGTATGCCGTATTATTCGCTCTATCAATTTGACCACGCGACCAATATACATAACTGGAGCTCAACCCTGCCACGTAACCTTCTCTCCCACTAGATTGAGCTGCGCCAGCATGTGTCATTGTTTTAAATGCTATACCACTATAAGGGATAGAATAACCAATAATAAAGTCAGTTGTCATGCTTGTTGGCGAAAGAGGCTCAAACATGCAAATGCCTCCTGAGCTTATGTATCGCCCAGGATTTTGACCTTGAATTTGAGAAGAAGAATACCAAGAACCTGACGACCACGGAGGATATTTATAGGACATAAAAGCCCAACCAGAGCTATTATGATTTCTAATATCGTACGCTTTATCTCCAATAAAATGGGTCATCCACCCTTGAGCGTTATACCAACTACTAGAACTGTTATAATAGTTATTATTTATTTGTCTTTCTTTATAAGTATAAGTGCTAGGCGTTCCAGTAGCTTTTACAATAACTGAATTATCAGCACTAGCACCCTGATAACCAACGACAACATCATCTTGCCCATACGAACCACTTGCGCCAACACTAGCATCAGTCAAATGGTTAAGACCTTTGCTAGCCAAATTATTATTACTAGCGCCAAATATATAAAGAGGCTGACCGTCTGCTAACACATTAAAGTAAGGGTCATAGATTGTAACTTTTTGTGTGCCAGTAGGCTGTTGCGCTCTATGATTATAAGTTATTAACATATTACCAGATGTTTTTGTGGTAATCATATTATCTGGGGAACGGTAAAAATATGAATAACCACTGTAGCCATCAGTATTAAAATATAATACGTTTCTTGATGACTCTGCGCCACCAGAGCCTAGAGCTGTTCGTTTCCAGTTGGACATATTTTAATCCTTATGCGGCTGCATCAATTGCCAAATTTCCATACCATGTAGTTCCCCCATCATAAGAAAAGAATACAAGAACATCGGTTTCTCCACTTCCAGGGGCATCTGGCGCACTACCGCCAGCCCAATCTACAGAAGAAGGCCAAGAGATGGTGTGAGAACCGCCAGCCGTTAGTTTCAATACAAATCCAAATGCTGTTCCGCTTGCTGGTGGATTGCTGAAGACAAAGGTTGTATTTTGGTTAGTTGTCAGTGCAAACACATTTCCTGTTTCACAATCAACAGTTACACTAGAACCAGCAGTTAAGGCTACATATGTTTCATTGTAAGATGTTGCTTTTAATTCTGCTGCAAGGTTTACATCACCATTAGCATCACTTGTAATTATAGAACTATTATTAGATGTTCCTAAAGCATTTGGCAGTGCAACTTCATATGTTGCGTTTGCGCTATGTGGTGGGCTAGATACTGTTACCCCATGTGAATTAGCTTCACAATTTAAAACAATTTTACCAGCATTTGTATTACCTTTTACAACGACTTTACCAGTACCATTTGGCGCTAAATCTAAATCAGCATTTGAAGTTGTAACAATATCAAACCCATTAGTGCTCAGATTTGCAGCAAGACCTGTTGATAAATTCAGTGTTGTGCCGGTAATTACTGTACCAGTTATAGTTGTACCATTTATAGTTGTAAAAGTTGCAGCAGCAGCAGTTGAGCCACCGATAATTACGTTATCTATTGTACCAGAGTTAATATCTATCCCTGTTACTGGCGTTGTACCATCTAAAAGGTCATCAGTTTTATCCCAATTTCCATTTAAATAACCTCCCCAGGCATCTTCGTCACCACCCACTGTAGGCTTTTGAAAACTATATGTTGTTGTGTTTGCTGGCATTTTATGCGGCCCTTTCTAGAATATCTGCGTCTGTCCACGTTGTGCTTGGGTCAACTACATCTAGCCATTTGTATCTTCCTGATGCACTAGACGTAAAAGTAAAACTTGTTGCACTAGAAAACAATCTAACCCTGTTATAACCTATATTTGTTGAAATTGAAATAGTTGCATTTGCTGCACCAACATTTGACATAAACCCTGATGCTGTTGCAGAAATTACAACAGATGCAGTTGAAGCAACGTTTCTTGTTACTTGTGCACTTGCTGTTGCGGTAATGGTAATATTTGCATTAACTGCACCTTCACCAATATCTTGGTTTTCACCATATATAAATGACCCGTATGTATTTTCACCGTACCCAGGTCTAAAACCAGAAATTACGTCATATTTTACAGCACTTACTGTTGCTATACCTTGCAAACTTACATTTGCACTACCATCAACTATTTTAACTAGTGTTGGATTTGACGCTGAAACCGTCACAGAGGCAGTAGCAGCACCTGCTATTACGGTAACAGCACTTGAAGTAGTTGTTATAGAAACACTTGTAGAAGCCGCGCCCTGAGTAGTTTCTGGTTCGCCATATAATCCAGAATTGTAAACCCCAGAATTATATGTTGATCTTAAAGCCATTATGCAGCCGTTATATCTAAGTCACCTGTTGGTATACGAAAAACATCACCACTGTTAATTGCTTTTGCAGTTGTGAGCGCAGAGTGAATTATCATATTGCCACCAGAAGAAGCATCCATAACACCTATATGTGTAACAGTACCCCAGTTACCACCTGTTGCTGCTGGGAACTCAACGGCTGCTGAATTTGTAGCTAAATCGTTTGTTACAGAAAATGTTACTGCCGTTCTTGCGTATCCATTTCCTGATAATTCATTAGATGTTGAACCTGTATCTGTTGGATCAGCAGTAAACAAACCAATATACCAAGCACTTGGTCTTGTAAGACTTCCACTTGTTAAAAGATATGTCAGTGTATGAGTTTCAAAAGCATTAGTAAGTGACATTATTTAATCTCCATTGAGTAAATCTTAGTGCAATATACACCATTTTATTATTAATAACTAGTAATGATAATTCTCCTACCAGAACCACCATAACGTGTGTCATCTGATGCAACTTGCAAAGAATTTAGAGCGTTAGCATACAATGCGCCCCACGTTTGCGTCCTCGCATCATCTAATAAATATGGTGCTGACTGCATCAACGTCCCATATAAATAAAGATCTGGCTCATCTTGCAAAAGCCAATTAGTCGTTGTCGTGTTACTTAAAGAGGGTATTCTTTCAAAAAAGGCAAGCTGCATCGGAAACTCTCCTGATGGTGTTGGGAATACCTCTATCGCGTCACCAATTTGAGAATAGAATTGTGGCACACCTGCTGCATCGCTATTTTGCTCTCTTTTTTGCAGCATATCTTCTGGGCCAATGTAATCTAATTTTACTGTAGAAGAATTAGTAATATTAAAACGCATTGTTTCTAACCAACCATTGGGCACTTGCACATAGCGACTATCTAACGTTGCGTTCATGCGCTCTATCATTTTATAGTGTCGCAATTTACGATTGATGTCAGTTTCTGCCAATGAGATAAAATCAGGAATGACAGACGTTAAATCATCACGATTAAGCCAATTTGCTACGGCTGTTTTAAGTTCACTAAATGTTGTTATTGCCATTTAAAACCCCACTTGTAAAAGCCCCAAATTTCTACGTTGCTCTGGGGTTAAAGTTTTTAACTCTGTTGCCGCCTTTCGTATGCTAGAGGACTGAGGTGTTCTATTACCAGTTCGTATTGACCCTCTATCTCCGCGTCCGATATTTTGTCCATTGTCTTGCGATTTAGTAGCCGCCTGTAAGCTTGGCTGAGAATTTTGTCTTGCCGATTTGATAGAGCCGATGTCCTCTCCTGACCCAAAACCTGAGAAACCCTCATCAAAAACGCGCTGGCTTGCGTTTGTTCTTTCTGCATCTTTTCCACTCCATTTCATCAGCACGACATCAGGCATGCCATCACTTTCGTTCCAACCTTCAGATCGCCACTGGCGCAAAAGGTCATCATAAGCATCTTGACCTCGTTCTTCAATATAAAATTCTTTGCTGAATGGTATACGTTTTACTTCATTAAATCCATAGTTATTGTACACATTAGGTAAAAAGCCTTCAGGAAACTTCTTACTTGGCACTGCAAAAGCGTTCAAAACAGTTGCTCCTTGCTCTATTGCTTTTCCTAGTATAGCTGGAGAAGCCACGCCTCTTGCGCCTAATTCATTACTTATAACACCTACTAGATCAACCTCATTATCGCCTAACTCTGGAATAGGTTTACCATCATTCATCCAAGTATAATCAGGATTTTTCTTTAATCCAAAAAATACATCAGCATCGCCCAATTGAAAAACCTCAAAATCACCTGCTTTTGCACCTTTAGTCACATCCGTTGCTGTATATGGATCAAGGGATGGTAAAGATGGGTTTCTTTGCAATGCCCTCTCATAATCGATAGGAGATATTCCACCAGATATTTTTTTCTGTTTCGATGTTTTCCAATTACCCTGTAATGCTTGTTCTATTAATTGCGCTTGTTGTGGTTGATCAATATTATAATATTGCAACGCTTCAAATAAATTTCTTGCACCTTCTGGCGTTACCTCTTGTGTTGGTAGAGCCCTACCAAAAGAATATGCCATTCTAGCTTCATCAACATTTCCAGATTTATTTAACATTGTTGGTCTACTTGAATATTCTGCTTCAAAATCAGGAAATAACAAACCTCTAGAAACAGGATTTTCAAATCTACCTACAACATTTGCGGCTAATCCAGTATCGTAAGACATATGCTCCGGCAAACCTAATTCATTTAAATCTAACAACCCTCTTTTTTTATCAAGTTCTAAAAGCATTAATGTATCGCCTAAATTAGTACCAGCAAACTCTGGTTGTATTGTCTTGTCTAACACTTTTTGAAAATTTGGCCCACCTATTGCCATTGCTTTGGGAGAAGTCATTAATTTTGATATTGCTTCTCTTTGAGGAAAAGTTGCATTTCTCATAAAATCATCAAAAAATGGGCTATCAAAACCAACAAAATTATTTAACTTTTGTAGTTCAGGATCTTTTGTTATTTTACCAAAATCCGTAACAACAGAATTTAGTTGTTTTATGTTTTCATCTGGCAGTCTGCCTGACTTAATATACGCTTCTAATGTACCCATGTAGGCATCAGCTATTGTAGCATTGGATTGATGTGCTTTTGGTGACATTGCCGTGACTGCTACAAAATCACTATCTTTACCTAGTTTAGTAGCACCCTTAGAAGAGCTGTCTACCATCCACCCTACGCCAGCATCTTCATATTTTTCTTGTAAAGGGAAAAGTGGGCCACCCTGTAACTTTGTGTTCCTGGTAGTACCAGCAGCGTCAATTCCTTGATAAATAGTTCCAGCTTGTGTTAAATCTGCTGGTGTAGGAGAAATTTTTGCTCCAATTAAATCTAAAGGGTTTATTACTTCTAAATCTTCATATTTTTTAGATAATGGATTTTCAATATTTATGTTGCCAAGATTACTACCCATAACCGGCACTTCACCTGGTTGCGAAAATCTTTCTACTAAATCGTCTGTAATTGCTTTTTGTGCAGGTGAGCCACCTAGCAAACCTTCCATAACGCCCTGAACAGGCGTTAGGTAGCCTCTCGCAGCCAAAGCAGCAGGTGTCAAAGCAAAAGCCATTTCCAAACCCATATCTAGTGCTGCACGTTTTCTAGCTTCTAACGTTTCATCAGGATCAAAAACAACACCACTTGCTGCCATACTATCTGACATGCCCTGTATTGGATTTGCTTGAGCTACAAACTCTGTTGCTGGACGTAAATTAGGTGGTGTTAAGTATTCAATTAAACCGCCAACTGCTTCATCTAACGCTCTGCGTCTTTCCTGACCTGCTTCCCTACTAAAGAAATCAAAAATACTTGCCACTACCACTTAACCCTATTAGCCCAATATGCTGCTGACATTTTGCCTTTAGCTATATTTTTTGCATGTCTTTTTTTAAAACTTCTTGACCTAGCTGTATCACCTTTATCACCTGATACACCCTGCTGCCCAAACCGTATTGTTTTTACCTTGTCACCTTCTTTTGCTACGACAATATGCGATTTGGTTTTATGCTTTGGAGTACGTTTAGGTTTGTTAAATCCCTCAACACCAGCACGTTTTAATCTAGGGTCTTTTTCTTTTGGCATTTTTATTGCAACCGCAACCAATCATCGAAAGTCAATCTTGTTTTATCATACAAAATATCATCAGCATATTTTTGGGTATTTTCAAAACTTTCACCAGCAGGCACTGTATCCATTAATTGATTAAATATTTGCAGTCGTGTATTAGTATCGTTGCTTATTGGATTTTGCTGAGTGGAATTTGTCATTCCATAACCCATTCCTGAAGGGTTATCTTGCCTCGCAGTTAAATCTTGCAATGGGTTTACTGGTATTTCATTTATTTGCATCATTCGCTCTGCATCATAAGTTGATGTAGGCATTACTCTGGGCTTAGGTTTTATAGTTGCTTCCATAGGTGCGCCATATCCAACCCTCTCACCCATGTCACGACCAGTAATAGCATTTCCTAAATTGCCTAGAAAGCTTAACAAGCCACCACCTTGATAACTACCACCACTAGCCATCGGGCCACCACCGTCAAACATATCATTAACATCACGGTATTCACCAAAATTAAAACCTGCTAAAATTCCTGATCTTACTGGTTCACCTGCTGCGTTTATCTGCTTACGGTATTTATCAGCAGCACGTTTTCCGCGATTTTTGCGGATTGTTTCCTCTGTTCTGGAATAATAATCTTCAACAGATGGATCATCGGCTGTATCGCGGTCTTTTAACCCAAGACCCATCGCCAAATCATCTAACAAGCCCATTATTTCTTTTTACCACCTTTTTTCTTAGTACCTTTTTTCTTTCCCATGTGATATCCAGGCATTTTATGCACTCCTTTTCTTTGATGCTTTTGCTTTCTTCCAAAGATCAGCGTCTGCTTTGCGCGCGCCACCTTTGCCACTAATAAAACTATTTACTCTGCCCATGCTCCACGCTGCCATCGGTACATTTCTTGAACCAGAACTTAAATATGCAGCGTCACCACGTTTTTTAACCTGCTTCAATATGCTTAAAGAAATGCCACTTTCTTTTGCTTTTTTCGCTAAAGCACTTCCACTACTTCTTTTTTTTGGCTTGGCTGGCACGACTTTTACTCACTTTCTTTACATCAATTGGCAATCCTAATTTATATCTTCTCTTTGTTTCTAAAATTTCTTTCTCTTTTTTTGAAGGATTTTTAGCACCTGATAGATATTTTTTTGGAACACCTTTTTTTGTTTTAGCAACTTTTGCAAATTTTCTAGCCATGTCTATTCCTATCACATTATGCAATACCACGCAAATTTCTTTTTATGGGCTCTCCCCAGTCTTGCACTTCCCTACGTCCAATTGACAAATATCTAAAACTATCGGCTGCATGTGATGTCCAATCATGTAAAGGTCTGCCACGCCAAGATTTATTTTTTTCGTCAAATTCCCTTCGATATTGTCTTAAAGCTTCAATGCCACGATTACATTTTTTTTCGTCAAACCAACACTTGTTAAGCATAGACCGTGCTGATTGAATACCGTCCTCAATTGCTAATTTTGGTGCTATAGAAATATTATGCACACCTAACGCATCTAACACCTCTAGCCTACTTCTGCCTGTTCCTAGCTCTTTTACTTTTACATCATGTGGCAATATATGCTCTTTGTAATGATAGCCTTTTTCATCTAACACTTTTGCATAATGATCTAGACCAACACCTGACATTTCATAAAAGTCTATTATTCTAACCTCTTGTCCAACAAATTGAGCGAACCATAATGACGTACTATCACCTATTCCTAAATCCCATGACACGGTTACACCCACGCTAGGATCATATGGTACTGCACCTACCCTATTTTCTTGTGTCGCTGTTTTCATTTCCATTGCGTAATATGCGCCTTGAATAGCTGCCTCAAAACTACATTCAAACTCTTGCTCATATCGGTCTTCACCCATAGCAGCTTTGGCTTCTTTCAATTCTGCTGCATCTAAAATGTTTGTTTCTGAGGCACGATACATTTTGCACCACCAATCTTTGTGGCTTTTTGCATATTCGTACATTTCCCAAAATTCGTTTTTACCTTTGGGTGTTCCTATTATTGTAATCTTACCTTTGCGGTCTACTGTAGCTGGCCTAATAACTGTAGGATAGGCTGATGCAGGGAAGTCAGCAAATTCATCAATACATACATGGTCAAAAAATAATCCACGAATAGCATTATAATTGTCTCCACCAAATAATCTAAATCTAGCTCCGTTTGGAAAGTCTATTCTTAACTCACTATGGTTGACCTTTATATGTGGTATATCCCTAGTGTATTCTAACGCATAATCCCACGCTACTGCTTTTGCTTGTGATAGATAAGGCGCAATATAAGCCACCCTGACGTTAGGCAGATTTATTTCGAAGCATGACTTAATAAGATCGTTTATAGCTGCTACAGTCTTACCAAAACGTCTGTGAGCAACTAATACAGCAAATCGCTCTTTTCTGTTGTGAAATTCATTAGCCTGTTTTCTGGGCTTGTAGTTTATCTCTATTGTTTCCATTTAATGACAAACTCATGCTCACCCTGACTACCACTACCAGTAACTTGCATAGGAAGAACCTTACCCATTAATGTCATAAAACTATGAGGGTTTTCTATTGCTTGATGTTCCAGGTAATGCACCATACCTTCTTTTTTGGCTTGCTCTACAAACCTTTGGTCAGCTTTACTAGGATCAGAATATCTTTCATCTACTATAGATTGACCGGCACGTTCTGCTGCTTCAAGTATTGCGTCTTTTAGCAACCTGGGTACTTTATTGCCTGTACCCTTTTTTCTACCTGAACCCTCTATCTTAGATTTATGTTCTTCTTTTGTACTCATTTAGTCCGTCCATGCTTGGGTGCGTCTATATATGGTATTATATTATATATTTAGAAAAAGAAAAGCCCCAGCATATTTACCTCTGCAAAGGTGTGCGTCAATATACTGAAGCTCTCCACCGTACTTTAGTTCGGACGCTATGAAAATTGGAAAGAAACGCCCTTGCCTTGATACGGTGAGGACGATGAAACCTGCGCGAAACACCGCCCTCTACTTGTAGTAACACAAGTCCACACAAGGACTATAGATTATAATATTTCTGTTAAATGTCAAATAAAAAAGCCCTAGCGGAGCAGTCCAACACTAGGGCTAGTTGAGGCAAACCCCACATTGGGAGGAGTATGGAGCATATCACCCCAATGTCAGTATAACATAAATATCATATTCTATCTATTTTTTCTACTGCTAAGTATTCTTTGTAAGGCTGTAGATCATGTTCTGTCACTAAACCATCGCGTATTAGTTCATCTGCCATCTTACCACGAATATAAAACTCACCAACAGGTTCACCTTTTTTAATTCGCTGTGCATTAATTATTTTAGGATCTGGATGCCAGTTAGGTGATACACTAGGAAGGTCATCAGCCGTTGCTATACTATGTTTTACAGCAGTAACTATATCTGCGCCTTTAGGCCACGTTCTAGACATATGTGCAGCCTTAATTTTGAGCTCTGCACGACTAAAAGCACCCTCTATAACTTCCCTGGTGGTATCTGATGGAAATATTTGATTTACTGCTTTAGCAATAATTTTGATTTCATTTTGCTTTGCATCTTCATCATTCCTAATGTGTACTGGCACTGCATAGCTGCTAAGAATATTCTCTAATTCTTTTTTTACTAATTGTATTCTATAATCATAATTCATCTTTGTACCTTTTAATTTATTTCTTTTATTGCTTCACGAATTTTACCCATCGCCTGTTTATATTCTATACTATCTTTGCCAAACAAACTACCAAAATACCAATCAGGTTCTATAGACTGCCATCCTTTTTCCTCTGCCGTTGCTAACGCATCTTCTGGGCTACCGTCAGCAATAAAAATTAATCTCAATTTATTTGATAATCTTTGCGCTGCTGTAACGGTTAAAGGCTTCTTAATTTGCTTCCGATATTGAATAAAACTTTCTCTAGCATGATCTTCTATAACCCACTGAGATAAAATCTTATCTACATTATTTGGTTCTTTGGATGGTTCTATTAATGGTTTGGGTGCATCTGGTGCAGGGGTAGGGGTGCAGGTGCTGCGTGGGTAGGGGTGCATTTGATGCAGGGGTGCAGGTGTTGCATGGTGTTCCCTAGTGTTCTGTAGTGTTCCAATACGTTCCAGGTTAATTGAATAGTCTACAGTGTAGCCGTTTTTATGTTTTTTCTGCCCTGCTTCAGAGATTATACCAGAACTAACCATGTCTCTAATATTTGTTTGCAGCGTTCTAATAGCCATTTCCAAATCAGCAGCCATATTCTTTTTGCTAACCCAGATACCACTACCATCATCACTAGCCTTGTCTGCCATGTACATTAAAATAGATTTTTGAGTATTAGAACCTACTTTTTTGGTTTGAACTAGGTTGCTAACTAAATTTGACATTTTTAACCCTTTTCTTGTTGGGCAAGATCCTTTATAAAGACCTTGCATATTTCATTGGTTTTGACATTATGCACACAATGTACCTTTTTTGAAAGCCCATAGTTGTTCACGCTATGGGTTTTCTTTTATCAAATAATCAGACACCTTTTTAACTGTAGAATAATATACATCTTCCCCACGCATTAACCTATAAATAGTGTGCTTAGATACACCCACATCTCTTACAACTTGCGCTAATACATGCCCATTTAATCGCCTAATTATTTCTTCTCTTGATAAAATGTTTTCCATAAAAAAGTCTCCAATGTGCAACTTTATGGTTGCATATATAAGACTGTTTCCTATATAAGACAAGTATAAATTAGAAAGGTACAAAAAAATGGACACAAAACTTGGTCAAAAACACCCTGATCCGTCATTAATCAGGCTATACATTACAAAAGCAATGTTAGAAACAACAGAAAAAGAAATTGCTGAAACAAAAGATGGTGAGGCAGCTAATCTTACTTTTGGAGCAAAATCTACAAGGGTTATTGAAGAAGCAATAAACAAAGCATGTAGTGACTTCGATAAACATGGCATTTTTGCTGGTATTATAAAGGATAAAGAAGATGCCTAATTTACCAGAAAAACTTAAAAAAATTATAAAAGAAGTAGGTCTTACAGAAGCACAAGCAACGTGGGATTGTCATGGCACTCCTGTTGTTAAACACAAAGCATTAGAAAAAATAGCTGCACATCACAAAATATTGTTTGATGCGCCACAAATAATATCGCATGACGTAACTACAAAAGAAGTTGTCATATGCGTGACAGGTCACATGGCTGATGCTACAGCATGGTCTTTTGGTGAAGCTGCACCATACAATAATAAAAACATTTACCCCTTTGCTATGGCAGAAAAACGCGCCAAAGATCGTGTTATACTTAAACTTGTAGGCTTACATGGTGATGCTTACAGCCAAGAAGAAGCAGAAGATTTTAATCTTGCACAATATGAGGCCGAAATAAGTGGGCAGATAGGTAAAGATTATTTTGAATGGAAGCGTAGAATTACAAAGTTTAAAGAGCGTGGTAAGTATGAGGATCAACCCAATTGGGAACATCGTGCAAATGAGTTCTTAACTGAGTGGCGCGACAGTTTAAAGGATTTTGTAAAAAAAGCAACAGAAGATGAAACATTCCCTACAATATTAATAGAAAATTTACGTGAAATATATAAAACAAAAAAAGAGGAATTAGGGCTGTGAAACACATTACGATAAAAGGGCGCTTAACTAAAGACGCAGAAATAAAATCATTTAGCAATGACAATAAAGTTTTAAACTTTAGCGTTGCTGTAGATGATGGCTACAAAGAAGATAAATCAACGTACTTTTTTGAATGTTCGTTTTTTAGAACAGGATTATCTACACACTTAACAAAAGGCACAGAAGTCATTGTTGTAGGTGAATTTAAAACACGTATGTACAATGACAAAACCTACTTACAAGTCAAAGCGTCTATTGTAGATGTTATCTGGGCAAGCAAGAAAACGCACACATCTGATAATCGTTATGCAGAGGGTGACAACTTATCTGACAACAATAACGAACAACAAACAACCAATGATCTTGACGATGAAATCCCTTTCTAAAATTCAAGTGCAATTAAAAGATGGTAACTTGTTGCCTTGCACTAGCTTTGATGCAGAACAAATAGAAGAACACAAACAGGGGCAAACGTTTGATTTAGTAGCCACTGGGAAACGTTCTAACCCACAACACAATTTGTATTGGGCAACATTAAACAACGTGTGTAAGGCTACAGGAAAGTGGCCTACACATAAACATTTGCACGATGAACTGAAATGGGCTTGTGGTTACGTCCGTATGCGTTGGAACGGTCTAGCAAACTGTCATATGAGAGTAATTGATAGCATTAGCTTTGATGACATGGATCAAAAAGAATTTAACAAATATTTTGAAATGTCGATGGCTAAATTGGCAGAGGCAATAGGTTATGACCCACTCTATATACGAAAATAAAGAGGATTATGACAACGAACAAAAAATGGCTGACATGCTTGCTGAGAAATGGAAATGCCGGATGTTACGCCAAAAAAAGTTATCACAGTTTGACTTTATTGCCTACCGTGACAGCAAGCCATTAGCATTTTTAGAGTTTAGAAAACGCAATCAAAAATTTACTGACTACCCAACAATGATTATATCTATGACAAAATTAGTAGCATGGCATAGTTCAAGAGCAATAACAGGCTTGCCATGTTTCTTTGTAGTAGAATGGAAAGATGCCATTGGATATACCGACTTGGAAAATTTTGTAATTTTTGGCGAATTTAAAATTAGTGCAAAAACACATAACAGACGCAATAATTATGACGATCAAGAAATAATAAGCGTTTTATCAACGGAGCATTTTAAATTACTATGACTAATCTAGCAAAAAAACCACCATTGGGGCAGAAAACAAAAACAAAAATGAAAGATGAAAAATACTTACAGTCTATTAGAGAAATGCCTTGTTGCGTCTGTCAACGCTTCGGTGAAAGTCAAAACAGTCCGACAACAGCTCACCATCCAATACATGATAGATTTGGTACTGATAAACGCCCTGATAGCTCTGCTATACCGTTGTGTGAAGGACACCATCAAGGGTTATGGGATCAAACCAAAATAGCTTTGCACAAAGAGCCCAAACTATGGCGTGAGACTTACGGCGCTGACTGGTCTTATTCTTCTGGATCAGTCCAAGATACCGATATATAAAGCACTGGCCCTCTGTCTGGGTGGCAGTACATCTTTTTAGCTTTAATTGAAGTCACTT